GCAGGGGACAAGTTTTTTCAGTTGCTCCTCTACGGAGTCGTACTTCACGAGCAACTTGGAAAGCCAATAGAGTCTGTGGAATTGCTTTACATCAAAGATGGTGAGCGACTCCACAAATCACCCACTGCCGAAGACATGCAAAGTGTCTACGACACCGTGGTGGAAATTAGGACAGGAATAGACGAGCGTTGCGCCACTGGAGAGTTTGAGTACAAGCCTTCCAGACTGTGCGACTGGTGTTCGTTTAAGTCAATATGCCCATACTGGAGAAAAAAATGAATGACGATACATTTGCCCGTGTAGTTGCGGAAGATGTAAAAAATCGCGCAACACAACCACAAAAGGAATACCTTAAACTTCCTGAAAACTGGAGTCGTTGGCAACGTGCACTGTCCACGCTGGAAAACAACCTTAATGACCAACTTGAAGGTATTTATACCTACGAGCAAGAACAGATAAAGACGTTTCAAACGCTCGGTCAAGATGGCATCAAACTGATTGCGGAAGCAACAGCCGAACACGAAGCACGCCGTAAGAAAATTGAACGCTTCAAGTTTCATGTGACAAACAGGCTTGATGAAGTTACACGCATGATTGCTGTTGGCGGGGAAGCGATTGACGAACGACTTCATGTTGTGGATTTTTTGCGTCGCGCAATTGAGCAACACAAAGCAATGATGATTTCGTACGACCTTGAACCGACTCCAATAGACGGCGCACTATGGGCTGCACTTGACGGACGCTGGGAATTTGACAACCTGTCCGAGGAAGACATTCTTTCGTTCTCATGACACGACAACGCATGTTCCTAGACATCTCGTGTGTTGATGCTGCACGTGAACGTATGCGACACGTATATGACACGTTTGACACGGTGTGCGTGCAATTCTCTGGAGGGAAGGACTCAACTGCTGTTCTGTATCTTGCTAAAGAAATCCATGAAGAACGGAATCTCGGACCAGTAAAAGTTATTTTTCGTGATGAGGAGATGGTTAGCCCTCTTGTCATTGATTTCATAATGAAAGTACGTGATTACGACTGGGTTGACATGGAGTGGTACTGCCTCCCCGTTGGGCAGGAGGTCTGGGTGCTTGGGCGCAGAGAGTATTGCTTGCTCTGGTCACCAGAGCGCGCCAAGCGAGACATGCTTGTACGTGAAATGCCATCGTTCGCAATTCGTGCAGAGCACTTTGGTATAGACCCATCTCGTCCAATTCCTGAAACGATTGACTTCTACACCATGCAAGGCAAGCGTGGACGGACTGCTTTTATTACAGGTGTACGCGCTAACGAGTCCATGATTCGCTACAGGTCGTGCGTGCAGAAACTGCATGAGAACTACATCAACATTCCATTCCGAATGAAGAAGTCAGTTCCCCTCAGGTTCGCAAAGGTTATCTATGACTGGACAACTGATGATGTACTGAAATTCATTACTGAAGAACACGGTGGTGAGTATTGCGAGTACTACGACCTTGCCTCTATTACTGGAAGTAATACGCGCGTCGGTATCCCGTTGCATGCCGTAGCCTCCCGCCGAATCGGCGATGTCGTCGCTACCGAACCTGAGTTCTTTGACCGACTCTATGATTGCTACCCCCATATTGACGCACAGCGCAGATGGTGGAGCGAATTCAACGTGGAAGCGCTTATTGCTCGCTACGTTGAGGAAGGTTGGGATGGGGTTCGGCAGTGTATTGACGACAACATGCTGACGCCGGGGATGCAGGGTGCTGCAATGAAATTTGCGGGAGAGTTCAGAAAGAAGCAGGCAACGGACAAGTTTGGCTACCCGCTTGATTCCCTCATTCGCACGCTTTTGTTGAACGAGTTCCAAGTCACCTCTCCCAACCCAGTCGGACCGAAAACGCGAGCCCACACCTTGAGGACTCTTGCAGCGCAACAAGAACAAGACCAGAACGACCTAGATAGTTTGGATGATTTTAAATGAACTACTCAGAAATGCCAATTAATTCACTAAAGCCTGCACCTTGGCGGGTCAACTATGTCCTGAAGCCAGACATGTTGTTGCTGTCTCAGTCAATGAATGATTATGGCTGGCTGCAACCAATAGTGGTTCAGAAATCAACCAGCCAGATAATTGACGGGTTTCACAGATGGGTTACTGCTCAGGGTGCTGATTTTATCAAAAAACATGGCAAGAGCGTTCCAGTTATTGTCGTTGACGTTGACAATATTGACGCAATGATTATGCATATCCGCCTAAATCGTGCGCGAGGCAACATATTTGCTAAGCCTTTCAGTAAATTAATCAGAACTCTTGTCGTCTCAGATAAGTATGATGCTGATGAAGTTGCAGACATGCTGAACATGTCGGCGGACGAATTTGACCTTATGTTGACGGGTGGTTTGCTGAAACAACGCAAGATTCCGCAACATCAGTACTCACGGGCATGGGTTCCCGTAGAGGCGCCAAGTAAGGGCGAACTTGATAATCAAGTTATTGAGCGTCCACCTAATGCAGATAGATGATTTAGGTAGCAAATCAATTGTGGTAATGTTGGTCAGTCTCGCATTTGGAGGACTGGCTAATGCCCACAAGCAATTTAACAGAAGATGTTGAATTTTTGACTGATGTTGACACCCGTGGTGACGTCGTGCGTCGTGCTCGGTTTATCCGTCGTCCCCGACGAGTCAATGGTCGTAATGTTCCTGGTAATGCTCGCTATTACCGTCGTCGTCAGCGTGAACTTCTTGCTGGTAGACGCGCAGCGCAACGAGCCGAGCGCGGCGGAGCACGGGCTGCTGCTGCTGGTCGTGCTGCACGGTCTGCTGGGGGGCGCGCCGCTCGTGCCCCACGCGGTGCTGGAGGAGCGGCACCTGCTGGTGGTGAGCGGCGTGCAGGGTTCTTGACGCGCCTTCGTCGTGGCATTCGTAACGTGGCTCGGCGAGTAGAGGCGAACCGTCGCAATAGGCGCGAGCGAGCCAATCGTCCGCCAACACGGTAGGGAGGTGACCAGCCATGCTGGTATCCGCATCTGACCTCTCCAAGTACATGGACATCCGATTCAGTAACCGCCAAGAGGAGGCTGCTGAATTTGTTCTTGAGGGTCTACAGAGTGAATTAGAGAGTTACTTGCGTCGTCCTATTGAGCCGACGTTTTTTGAGGAAACTTACGTGCTTGAGTCAAATCACGTAGGCGTTCCGATGTCGTCGTTTTTCACTAACGAGTCATCTGCGTCAACGGATAGCATCAGTATGGTTTCATACATGCAACCCCCTCAAACCGTATATTTGCGTAATTCTCCTGTCGTTGAGGTGGACGAAGTGACCCTCAAGCAGCAGGGAGCAGCGACTGCTACGACATTAACCGAAGGCGTTGATTATGTAGTCCGCCGTTACGGAATAGATTTATTTCGTGGGTTTGCTAACGACATTATTGGCGTTTCCTACACCGCAGGTTTGGCAGGCGATGGCATCAAAGTCTTCCGCCTAATGATTTTGCGTGCCGCAACTCGTGAGATGCAAAATATGCACGACGATGTTGTTGGTATTAAGGACTTGGAAACACGGAACGTGGCGCCTCTTGAGACGGGCTTCCTTGAAAAAGAGTTGCTTGCAGTGAAGCGTTGGCGCAGGAGCCGTGTCGCTTGATTCGTATAAAGATTGACTGCGATGCCGACGATGCGATTGAATATCTAGATGGCATGATTGCCAGAAGTCAGGATTTTGGCGTCGTGTTCCAATGGGCAAAACGCTATCTAGCAAGGGCAAATGCGGAAAACTTTGCCACTAGCGGTCTGCCCGTCGGTGGGTGGTCTCCTCTTGCTGCTCGTTACTCGGCATGGAAGGCAACGCGCTTTCCTGGAATGCCAATCATGCAGCAAACTGGCAAATTATTCCGTGACTTGACAAGCCTTAATGGTTCACCAAATGAGATAAATGCAACAAACGCAACCTTCGGCACGCGCATTGAATATGCTAAATTTCATCAGTACGGCACAACGAAAATGCCTAAACGTCAGATTGTTTTTGAGCCACCTATGTTCGCGAAAGAACTTGCAGACGAGGCAGCAAAACATATTGTTGGCGCGAGGAGGTCTTAATGCCCACTGAACCAGATGTAGTGATGTTTGGCGCACATTTTGCCAAAAAAGTCGTCAATGATTATCTTGAATATGACATCCCGACGCGCCTCACAAGGTACAGGAACGCGTGGAATGTTGACGACTACACGTTGCCAGACCCACAAAAGTACTTGGTTTACGAACCAATCGCCCTTGACCACTGGCCGACGTTGATTACTGTGGTCATTTCCACGAACTCATTTGACAGACTCATGAACTATGGCGCAGGAGACCCTTTGTATAGGGTTTCCTACTCAATGCGTACTTATATTTGGGCAAAGACCGAGGGTTCCGAAGAAGTTACGCTGATGCGTGACAGGCTTTCAACGGTCGTTCGTTCGTCGTTATTGGACTCGCCCTGCATGAAGGGCATTAATGACCCGATTGTGGATGTCATGCTGGATGAAAGCACTGTGCGTGAAGAGTTTTCAGACTTGACGCTGATTAAAGGTGACCGTGTGCTCGCAGGAGCATATGTGGGGTATGATTTGTATCTAAACGAACTTATTTATCGGCAACCAATTGGTGGGATAAATGCAATTGATGCTGAGTTTTACAACATGCGAGGAACATGATGTCTGAAAAAAAAGTGTGGAACGCAAAAGAACATCCCATTATTTGTGATGCCAATGGAACTTACATCAAACCCAAGAAAAGCCTCTGGGTTGCCGACAATACAGTCCTTGAAGGTCTAGTTAATCAGGGATTTGTTGTCATTTTGGATGAACGCCAAGAGGAACTAGCGGCGGCACCAAAGGCACGCACGACCCGCTCAAAGAAAATTACGGAGGAAACTCCTGAACAAGAGCAAGAAGTTGAAGTACAATTACCAGAAGAGTCTAGTGGTGAAGTTATTGACGAGGTTGCAACCGAATCAATACTTACTGAAGACGAGCAATGATTTAGGTATACTCGCTGAGGATATCTAA